ACCTTTTCTCAAATCTCTCAAGATTTCTCTATCGATTTCAGCGGCAACTTGCTCAGAAAGTAATGCTGTCAATTCAGCTTCAGCATCAATATTATGGAACGCAGCAACGTCTTGTGCAAGTTCTGGAGACCATTGAGCTCTTAATTTTCTTTCCGTAACAGATACAGTAACTGACTCAAGGTCAAAAGAAACTTCACCAATTTGGTCTTCAAACTCCAAGTTTTTATATCTTTTCCATACTGCGATGAATGGTGAATTACCAGCTGTAGCTTCATTACTTTGAATACCACTAATTGTAGTTCCTGTGTAACCATCTAATGATGTTGCATCACATTCAGCACATACTGGACATTGTAAATCAACTTCTAAAAAGATACACCCTTCAAAATCACAGATGTCATTAAACGAACCACCGTTTCCTGTTCCAGGGAATTGAGTTTGGAAAGTTGAAGATGTTGGTTGAACAATTCCTTTACCATAGATTTGTGTTACAACTCTAAATAATAATGGAACTGCGTTTTCTTGAGAGTCTGTAATTACATTACATGGTGTAGTTTCAGTTTGTAAAATGTTAGTATCTGCAACAATTCTAAGGTCTGAAAGGAATGATTCGGTATCAATTTCAGAACCATCAGGTCCGATTAATTTTCCAGTACCGTCTTGTGCAAAACCACAAAGTTTAACAATCATTTTTCTAACGTTTTCACCATCATATTGATCAGTTGCAGGTACTAAAGTACCACCACTCCATACTTGTGCTGTTGCATATCCAGTTACAGCAGTAAATTGACCTTTTGAGTAATCAAATAATCCTGGAGGATCTAAAGCAGCCTCAGAACCTTCATAAAATAAATCATAAAGATTTTTTTGGTATGGTGTTCCTGTTGTTCCACCTGGATATCCAGCATTGATGTCTGGGTTTTGATAATTACCCGGTGCTCCGATTGGTGCAAAGTGTGTATTATCAGTGTTGTATCCTTGGATACGAGGTACAAAGTAGAATAATTTACCAATTGGTAAGTTCATAGCTTGTACAGAAACGATGTCGTTTGCCAACAATTTAGAGAAAACTCTTCTTACGATAGGGAAAACAACAGTTTCAAAAGCTCCGTTAGAACCTTCTGAAGTTGCTTCGTTAATCAAGAAAGAAGCTTGGTTTTCATACAACTGCGCAACATTTTCTTTTAGGTGGCCTTTAAGACCTTCTAGGAACCCTAATTTGTCCCATTTGTTAATTGTATCTTCTTTGATAACCTTAAGGTGCTTAAGACCGATGTTACCAACAAGACCTGATTCTAATAATGCTCCCATTTTTTATTTTTTTTAGCTTTATTTTATTTATGTATATAATAAATATACTTGACTTTTAAAAAAGTTTATTTTTTTTATTTTTATTTAATTTTACTCATTAAATCTTTCATTCTTAAGAATTGTGGATTTTCATAAGTTTTTGATTCAATCAAATTAACAGCAGAACCTGTAGATGGTGTTTTAACAACATTTCTTTCAATAGATTCATTGATAGTATTATCACCTTTTGATCCGTTAGTTAATTCATTTTTAATTGATCTGTAAAGATTTTTAGATTCTTTTAAGTTTTCAACATTATCAAATCTTTTTAAGATATTAATCTTTTCTTGTTTTGTTGTTGAATGTTCTGTAAATAATCTAGTAGCATAAGCCAAATTAGAATTAAACACAGCAACTTCATTTAATTTATTTCTAAATACATCAAGTGCTTTTTTATATTCCTGATTTTTACCTCTTAAAAGTTCTAATTCTTCAGTACTTTCTTTTCTTAAATGTCTTGGTGCTGCTTTTGGTTTATCTAAACCTTCTCTACCCCATCTTTTTCCATTTCCAAGAGTTCTTGAAGCTTCTTTAGTCTCAACCTTTTTTACCTCTTTGTTTTTAGATACTTCTTCTTTATATTCAAATTTTGCTTTTCCGGTTCCCATTGTTTTATTAACTTTTTTCTTAATAGTTTTGAAACCTCCACCCATATTAGGTTTTTTATCATATTTGAATTTAGAAGCATTACCCATACCTAATCCTTTAGCTTTGAATTTAGAAGATTCGGCGATGTACTCTTCATCATCTTCTTCTTCCATATCCTCAAACATTTCAGATTCATCTTCATCTTCTTCTTCAAACATTTCAGATTCGTCTTCTTCTTCAAACATTTCAGTTTCAAACTCATCTTCTTCCATATCTTCATCAGAAATTTCTAATTCGTAGATAGTTTCTTCGGAAAAAATATCATCAACATCTGAAGTACTTAATTCATCCTCTTCTTCCATATCTTCAAACATTTCATCTTCCATTTCAAACATTTCGTCCTCCATTTCAGATTCGCTAAGTTTGATTAAATATTCTGTGTCGTTGTTTTCGTCATCAATATGTAACATATTATCGTCTTTTACTACAGTGATACCGTCAGTATTTTTCATTCTTTTAAATACTTTAAATAATTCAGCGTCAGATGCTTGTGTCATATCAATTGAATCTACCTCATCAGTATCATCAACATTTTCTATTTCATCATCCTCAACATAATCAGTATCGTCATCACCAATATTATCAGTATCAACTAAATCATCTTCCGAATCAATAGTTTCAACATCTTCTAAATCAACCTCGTCACCCGACTCAGCATCAACTTCAATCTCGTCTTCGTCTTCTTGTTCGTTAAGAGATTCTTTTACTAAAGATTTGATTTCTTCCTTCATTGTAGAAGAAAGTATTCCTTGTGCATTTCTTTTTAGTGACTCCTCCAAATTTTTAATTTGTAATAAGGTGTCTTCTACTAAATTTTCTTTTTTAGACATTTATCTTTTTGTTTTACAATATAAATATTGACACTTTTCAAAAAAATCACTATTATAGTCGTTTCTAACAAAAAAAAATGAAAATAAAAAAAAGGGTAACCAATTTGATTACCCTTTTAATTTTTAGTTTAAAAACTTTTTTTACTCAATAACTTCGTCAATTTTACTTTCAGTGATTGAAGTTATTCTCCAGTCCATTGTATAGTTTTCATAAACTTTTGTTACTTTAGCCTCAACATCAGTTGGTGTATAACCCAAAACTAATTTTTCTTCTTTAACTTTTTTTACTCTTCCTGATTCACTATCCAAAAGGTCAGTGGAAATTTTTGCTACAAAATATTTTTCTCCTTGTTCCATAAATTATTATTTTCCCAAATAATCGGATAATCTTTTCATTAAGTCAAGTGATTTATTTCCGCTTTCACCGATATTTCTTTCAACGGCCATTCTTTTATCCTCTTCTAGGTTTTCTTCAAATTTCATTCTATCATCCTTATCTAAAAATAGATAAGCTCCCGGTGTAGATGGTGAAGATACAAGGTCGAAACAGATTAATTCAAAATCATCTTGAACCTCGTTCTGTTCTCCAACCTTTTTTAATGACCCAACACCACGAGAGGAGATACCAAGTGTAACACCTTGTCTTAAATAATTGGCTGCCATATCACCCTTTGTTGATACAATACCTCTTTCGTGAAATCCAGGACTTGTTAAAAGTTTTAATTTACCTAACAATACTGGACCATCCCACCATATATCAGTTATAATGTGTGATACTCGATCAAGATCAATAAGTGAAGATTCTGGGTGATTTAATTCAGAAAGTGAAGTTCCTTTGTCAATCATTTTTCTATAATTTTCAGCTTCTCTTTTTAAAACTTTTTCTGGATATATTCTGCCATTTCTATTTGGTGTATTATATTTTTGTAAAACAGCATAAAATTCAAAAGGTTTTGAGTGATCCAAAAAAGTTTTTGATTCCATTATATAATGGTTATTTTCTGTTTTTGGATTTATATAACCGGCATCATATTCAATAAGAATTCCCTTACCAGTTTCGTTTGGTGCTAATATTTTCATATTTATTTTTTATTAATAAATACTAAACTAATTCGGTTTTTAATTTAACCGGTTTAGAATTTCCATTTTTGGTTAAATAAAATTTAAAATATTCATTTCCAATTAAAACATCATTATAGATTTCTTTAGTTAATTTCTTTAAGGATTTTTTTAGTTTTGTTGATTTAAAGTCAATATCCTCAATTAGATATAAATTTATTTCCAGATTCATAAAAGATTTCTTTTTTAACTGTAATCCACTTGTTCTTAAATCTAAATCAACAATAAATTTTTCATCAAAAAAATCTTTTTCTAAATTTTCATAGATTGAGTGTTTTACGGCTCTTGTTAAATTTAATACAACCCTTGTCCAGTTCTCAACTTCTATTTTTGGTTCGGCCCAAGTTTGGATGTTTAAGTAAAGTGATTTGAAGT